GCAGGAGATAATAATAAACTTGTGGCCCCCTTCTCTGGTAAACTTGTCAAGGTAGTCGCTCGCGCCACGAATGCAGCTTTTGCTACAACAATCGGTCTTCATACAAATGTAGATGGAAACCAAAACGTAAGCGGTACAGCAACCGAAGAAATATCTGAAAACATGTCTAGCGCAAATACTACTGTCACGTTTAATTTTACTAACGCTGCCAATTATGGCCCAAGCGATATTGTTGGTGTGAAGTTCAACCCGTCAAGTGACCCCGGAACAGTTGTGATGACATCTGTTTGGGAATTTGACCAAAACTCATAGTCAGGCCATAGCTAAAATGGTGTTTTCGTGGGCTTTATACTATTTAATTTGAAAAACTATTTTTTAAGGAGTTTAATTAATGTCTTCATTACTAGAGCAGGCTATTGTTGATGCAAAGGCCCTAAAGGAAGCAGCGCTTAAAAACGCAGAATCTACAATTATTGATAAGTACTCGGAAGAGGTCAAGTCAACACTAAACCAGCTTTTGGAACAGGACGAGCTAGAGGCTCTCATGGGAAGCCCCGCACCTGAAGAGGGAGCAGAGGGGGCAGCAGTAAATGAAGAAGCAGAAGAAGAGATTGCCGAGGGCGTTCCCGATGCTTTTACTGAAGACCGCGATGAGCTTAGTGATGTAAACGAAGGCGATAGCGCAGAAGTCACCATTGATTTTAAAGAGTTAGCAGAAGCACTCCGTCAACTTCGTGAGGGCGTGGAAGATGAAGAGACCATTGAGGAAGCCAAGGGGCGCTTAGTAAAGCATGCTCACTCCGATAAGGTTGAAATCAGAAAGGATCCCGATGGCCATGACGAGTACACCGTCAAGAAGAAGGGCGCATCCGGCACAGGCTACCACACAGACGACCTTTCCGACGCAAAAGCTACAGCCAAAAAGATGGCCGGCGAAACTGTGGACGAAGAGGTAGAGATTGATGAAGACAACATCATGGAAGCAATCGCTGACATTCTTTCCGAGAAAGAGACCACTCTTGCCGATGACGCAGAGGCCGGCGAGGCTGCCGCCATGGAGGCCGATGCTGACCAAATGGACAAGGCTGGCCTTGAAGAGGCAGCAGACGAAGATGAAGAGGTCATGGAAGAAGAACTCTCCGATGAACTCCTCGATGCAATTATGGAAAAACTTACCGTAGATATGGGTGCCGAATTGGCAGGCTGGGCTGGAAGATCCGCAGAAGATACCAAGTATCAGATGGAAAAGGAACTCGCCCACCGTCGTAGCACCGACATGGAAGAAGAACTAGAAGCTCTCAAGCAAGCGCAAGAGGCACTAGTCTTTGAAAACAAGAAATTAAAAGAGACTTTGGCCAACTACCAAGATGTAATTGGCTCACTTAAGGAAAACGTGCAGGATGTAAATCTTAGTAATGCACGACTCCTTTACACCAACCGCACGCTAGGAAATACCTCCCTGAATGAGCGACAAAAGCAAAGAATTGTCGAAGCGATTTCTAAGGCTGGTTCGGTTGAGGAAGCGAAGACAATACACGAGACACTTCAAAGCACAGTGTCGGCTTCTCCTAAGAGAGGACCACAATCACTGAGCGAAGCTATCAACCGTCCAACTTCCGTTATCCGTGCTTCTCGTAAGGAAGAGCCAAAGGCTGATCCTTTTACCGCGAGAATGCGTAAACTAGCAGGTATCAATTAAATCAAATTAAGGAGGATTTATAAAAATGTCTAGTATTATTGAAAGACTCACCGAAGGTGCAGTCAACCGTGACATGCGTGCCGAGTCCCACGCTCTTCTATCTAAGTGGAAGAAAACTGGTCTCCTAGAGGGCCTAGAGTCTGATCGCAAGCAGAACACCATGGCTCGTCTACTTGAGAACCAAGCAAAGGAGCTACTCCGTGAGCAGACTTCACTTGGTGCTGGAGATGTCGAGGGCTTCGCCGCTGTCGCATTCCCAATTGTTCGCCGCGTTTTCGCTGGCCTTATCGCCAACGACCTCGTCAGCGTTCAGCCGATGAGCCTACCCAGTGGTCTCATCTTCTTCCTCGACTTTGTCTACTCAGGCGATCTCGGTGGAGTTGGTGGCGCACAAAGCAGCCGCTTTGGTAACGAGAAGGATAAGTCCATCTACGGTACTGACAAGGTTGGTGCTGGAGTGATCGACGGTGTTGACCTCGTTGGCACAAGCGGTCAGGATCTTTCCGGTCCTCGCACCTCTACTGCCCGTGGTTACGCTTACGCTTCACCATCTGGTAGCTCCGACGCCCTCGTCGCTGGCGATCTAGGTGTTAAGGCTGCATTCATCCTTGATGGATCAGTAAGCGAAGCTAACAGAAAGCTAATCGAGTTTGATCCCGATCTTCTCGCTAGCACTGACAGCAGCATAGGTGTTGTTGTTTTTGATGTCGAAGAGGTAGATCTTAAGTCTGCTGCGGAAGGCGATCTCGATGTCGATAACCTTGCAGCGATCGAGCTACTACTTCCCGCGCAGGTTAACGCAGCGTTTGCAGCGCTTGGAGCGAACCCAACTGATATTATCAGAAGGCTCACCCGCCCAGTTTCTGCTACTGAGGCTGCAACCACCCTCAAGGCTATTCGCTTCACCGCTGTGGCTCCTGCTGGAGATGTTACTGCTGGAAACACCACTGTTGACGCTGGTATGACCGCTGCAACGTTCATGATTCCTCTCAAGGATGCAATTGACGCTGCAAGCACTGTTGGCGCGGTTGTTGGTGATCTCTTCGGTCTAGAAGGCAACGCCAACATCCCTGAGATTGACATCAAGGTCGATTCGACCGCTGTCACCGCTCAGACCAAGAAGCTCAAGGCCAAGTGGACCCCAGAGCTTGGTCAGGACCTCAACGCATACCACAACTTGGATGCAGAGGTTGAGCTTACCTCAATTCTCTCCGAGCAGATTGCTCTTGAGATTGACCGTGAGATCCTCGCTGACCTAGTAAACGGTGCTACTGCTGCTACCCGCTACTGGTCACGCGCTCCGGGCCTATTCGTTGACTCTAACGGTAACGAGATTGGTGCTAGCTCTGCTGCTCCAGACTTCACCGGTACTGTCTCCGAGTGGTACGAGACTCTTGTTGAGACCATCAACGATGTCTCTGCTCAGATCCACCGTAAGACTCTACGTGGTGGTGCTAACTTCCTAGTCTGCGGACCAGAAGTTGCCAACATCCTTGAGTTCACCGCTGGATTCCGCGCATCCGTCACTCACGACGACGAGAAGGGCTCCGTTGGCGCTCTCCGCGTTGGCTCACTAAGCAAGAAGTTTGATATCATTGTTGACCCATACTTCCTCCGCAACGTGATCCTCGTCGGTCGCCGTGGTGCCTCTTTCCTCGAAAGCGGCTATGTCTACGCACCTTACGTGCCACTACAGACTACTCCCACTATCTTCGGACCAGAAGACTTCGTACCACGTAAGGGTGTCATGACCCGTTACGCGAAGAAGATGGTTCGCCCAGATATGTACGGTCTAGTTATTGTACGCGGCCTACTAGGTGAGTCTGGCGATAGCTGATAAGTAAGCCAACTTACTAAACCTAAGCCCCCTACTTCGGTAGGGGGTTTTTGTATTTAACGCACTAATTACAATAACTTGACATATTCTCCTCTGGGCGAGGCCACTGCCCTTAGAAAGATATTGTTCCGAGGTGGCTGGGACAAGATCATTGAATAAGACAAGTTATTGCAATAATATAATAAAAGGAGAAAATATTATGGGAAAAAGAATAGGACGTAAAAGACTTTACTCATTAGAGAAGTTAGGGCAGACAAACGATAACACTGCTGGGACTGGTATGGCTGACGCAATTGTTTCGTCAAAGGTGTCAAGAGACGGTGCGCAAATAACAACCGAGATTGTTGTAGATTTGGCATCATCTTCCGGGGCTCTTACAAGTTGTTCCACTGACGGTTTTGTTATTGGCATTAGTGCTTCAAGCGGTACTCACTTGCCGGCCCACTTGGGTCGTATTACTGAAGCAGTCAACGGTGTTATCACCGACGCAGAAGTAATTTGTACTGAGATTCCCGCTACTGGAGAGAAAGATATCGACGTGATTTACGAAAGTGTTGCTACTGTAGCATTCTCAGCCAGTGCTGGAACTGATAAGCTTGTTGAGGCGGGCACTGATTATGTGAAGGGTCTTAACAAAGTAGGCGAGATTAACAACAACGCCGCAGAAGGTGACTATTTGTACTTGGCTTGTGGCTCAGCCCACGGTGTAGCCGGTACAGCAGCACAGACTTACACCACAGGCAAGCTAGTTATTCGTCTTTACGGATATGCTGTGACTGGCGATTGATAGGAGGTGATGAATGTCTAAACCTAAAAAAATGCTAAGAAACAGAGCGAA